AATCGTTTAAGGTAGAGGAAAATGACTGCAACAATAACTGAAATTCTCAAGAGAAACCTACTCACCGACTTGTTCGCAAGAACACAGAATATTGGTGTCTCTTCTGGAGACTCAGACCGCCACTACCTCGCGATCGGTCGTGCGGAAGAATGGGATTCTGACCTTCAACCTCCAGTCCCTAATACTTCTTTCAACGAGATTAAGAAGTTCCAAGCATCTGTACAGTCTATGAAACTTGTACCAGACGTATCATACGTTGTTCCTCGGTTCACTTGGACTGCTGGTAACACATATGAAGCATGGGACGCTGACTACAATTCAAACACTGTAGTTTCTCCTGCTGGCGACATAACCTCTCCATACTATGTGCTCACTGATGACAACAACGTCTTCGTTTGTGTACAGCAAGGCAAAACTTCTGAAGGAATTGCCCGTAACTCTCTGTATAAACCAACTGATACTTCTGGTACTGTATTCAGTGCTGGTGACGACGGATACTTCTGGCGGTTCGCCTTCAACATTGGCGCAGCAGAAGCACGTAAGTTCTTGACATCAACCTACATGCCAGTTGAGAAGATTCTTGACTCTTCTGAAGGTGGTCCAGCGACAGGAGATCTATCCGTATCTCGTTTACAGCAGTTGGTTATCCAACAAGGCGCAACCCCTGGACAGATACTCGGCATTGCTGTAGATTCTGGCGGTAGTGGTTACACTTCTCGTCCGACAATCACTATCCAACCAATTTCTATCTTGGGTGAGACGCTCACTCCTGCTTCAGCATATGCAAACATAAACTCCCTTGGTCAGATCACCGAAGTAATTATGAAGTCAGATTCCACTTCTGCGTTCGCCTTCGGTCAGAACTACTATGAAGCAGCAGTACTTGCTGCTGGCGGTGCTGGTAGTGGTGCTCGACTACGGGCGTTGATCACCAGCGACTCTGGTATGGGTGCTAATCCAACTCGCGACTTAAACTCTTCCGCGATTATGTTTAACGCCACACTTGATGGAGCAGAGAACGGTGACTTCACTGTTACTAACGACTTCCGTCAGATTGGTATTGTACGAAACCCACAAAAGGACAGCGCCCAATTGCAGTCTTTCCAGATCCCAGCGAACTCTGGCGACTCTGATTGCGATGCTGTTACTCTATCTGCATTCAAGAGATTGCACGTAGGTGCTGGACTTGATGCTTCTTTGATTACAGGCGACCAAATCGTCGAAGGTACATCTGCTGCCAAAGCGATCGTCAACTACTACGACGATGCAACGCAGATACTGTACGTACACCAGACTCGTGAAACTGGATTCTTACCATTCGACTCATCTGATACTGTAACAGTGTCAGAAGGTGGCGGTTCTACTTCTATCGTTACTGTCGCAGGGCAACCAGTCCTGCGTCCTTCAGAAGTGAATCGCTTCTCTGGAGAATGTATATACATAGACAATAGATCACCAGTTCAACGAGACAACGAACAGACAGAAGACATTAAAGTTGTCATCGACCTCTAAGGAAATAAAAAATGGCAAATCAGTTTACAGCGACGACTTTTTCCGATACGTATAAAGACGACTTCAAGGATAGCGCAGGTTATCACAAAGTCCTTTTTAATTCGGGTCGTGCGCTCCAAGGACGTGAATTGAACCAATTGCAGACTATTCTGCAAACTCAAATCACTCGTATGGCAAACAACATCTTCATGGATGGTGCTGCTGTATCTCCGAAGTCCTCTGGTGCGGGAACTGATATTGTCGACTTCATTAAAGTTGACGCCCTGACCAATGCAGAAGCAGACTACATCGGTGCAGTGTTCAAAGGACCAGCAGGTACTGGTACTCTCGGACAACTGTTTCAAGTCACTCACGTAACTGCTGCTGCAAACGGAGACTACGCCACCCTATACGGTCGTTATCTCTCTGCCAACCAACAGGGTGTCTCGACTGATGTACAAACAACCACACCTACTTTCGGCAAGGGCGACACCCTAGTTGACGAGGCAGGTTCTCTTGTAAGTCTTTCTGTTGTAAACCAATCTCTTGTCACTTCTGTTGGTAAGGGCGTACTGTTCTCTATGCAACAGGCAGAGTTCTATGTACAAGGTCACTTCGTATACGCACCGAAGCAAGTTTTAGCGATACAAAAGTATTCTGATTACGTTGATTGTGAAGTTGGATTCGAGATCATACAGGATATCGTGACCACTGAAGACGATACTAACCTGTACGACAACCAAGGTGCCCGTCCAAACCTTTCATCCCCAGGTGCGGATCGATACCGCATCCGTATGGTACTGACAACACGTGACATTATCGCAGACGAAGAAGACTTCTGTAGTTTTGCCACTGTCCGTGCATCAAAGATTGTACAAATAAAAGAAGGCACTGATAACTTCAATCAGGTCGAGAAGCGTATGGCACAACGCCATCACGACACCCACGGTAATTTCGTCGTCAATGACTTTGAGATAAACTTCCGTGAAGGCGACGACTCTGCTGACATTATCCTTGAAGTTCCTGCTGAGCAACTGGGTGTTCGTCCTCTCGCATTCCTTGACGGATACCACCTTGACCATAAAGTCCCTGTTGCATTCAACCTTGCCAAACCTGTTTCGTTCAGGTCTCTTGATAACCAAGGCATCAAAGCAGAGTACAGAAACTATCTTTCATTCAAAGATAGTGTTGCTGCTGGTAACGTAGGTTTCCTCGAAAACTTCAACCTTGCCTCACAAGAGCGTATGGCACTGTTGAATGGTGCTGGAACTGTTATCGGTAATGCACGTATCAAGTCTATCACCAACCGTGACTTAATCGGCACTGGCGACTCTGACGCTGTTCGTGTGTACATGTACGATGTTGTCATGAAGACTGCACAGAACTTCCGTAACGTAAGAAGTGTTCGAACTGCTAATGACGCAACTTCAGATGTAGTTAAACCATCTGTTCGGTCAACTCTCGGAAACGACGATGGCGGTATGTACCTCACCGACCCATCAATAAACACAAGTTTGTTCCGTATCCCAGGCGGTCGTGTCAAGTTTGTTGACGTCACTTCCCTTACAGTACAACGTCAGAACTCACAAACTTGCGACGGTTCTCAGCAATTGACAATAACTTGTTCTTCTGACGAAGAATTGACTGATGTGGGTCAGTGGTTGTTCTTGAACAAAACCACTAACCGAGTTGAAGAAGTTTCGACATCAAGCATAGTCCTTAACGGAACTGCTACTTCTGCCACTATTACTGTAACTGGTACTGCCAGCACAGACCAATATGATGTATTCTACTATGCCCGTCTTACAGACCCAGCACCAATAACTAAGCAGTACCGCGAAGATTGGTTCGACGCAGTCCGTGTTCAAGGTGACTCTACCTCATACGGTGTCGACAAGTTCGAAGTTCCTGGACTTTCTGGCGGTAAACTTTACGACGGTATCCGATTGGTTTCTGCATTCGACAGTGACTCTGCTGGATCAAACCTACTGACTTCTCTGTCGTTTGACGACGGGCAACGTGACAACTACTATGGTCCAGTTGTACTGCGTCCAGAAGGCACACAGGTTTCTCAGTCTGTTTCTAGTGTCCGTTGTAAGATCGGTTACATGGAGTGGCAAGGTACTGGTGACTTTATCTCTGTTAACTCGTATGACATAACTGATTCTACTTGGTTCGATTACGGAGATATTCCTACATTCACTTCGCGTTCTTCTGGTGAAGACATCTTACTTCACGATCACCTTGACTTCCGTCCGAAGTTAGATCCACAAGAGAACCTCGCTACTGGCACCCGTTTCGACATGCCACGTGATGGCGATAACATCTTATATGATGTGGAATTTTACAACTCTCGAGTAGACCAAGTTGTCCTCACATATGATGATCAATACAAAGCACAAGTGATTGTCAACTCTGGCGAAGAAGCAGAACAACCTGTACCGCCAAATGACAAACCAAATCAAATGGTTCTGTTTGACATCATGCTCAACGGTAAGACAAAGAGCGTAGAAGACCTATTCACTAACCGTCGTGTTTATCGCGGTTATAAGATGACTGACATCAACTCGGTAGAGCAGCGTGTCGCTCGCCTCGAAGAAACTGTTTCTCTATCCTTCTTGGAGCAAGAAGCATCTAACCTCGTAGAACTGGACGCCAATGGTGTTGTCCGTTCAAAGACTGGATTCTTCGTCGACGACTTCACAAAGGGTGTGGCACTAACTGCATCGACTACAGGCGATGCCTTTATCGACGATGCTTCTGCCCATACTTCTTCCTTTGATGATGAAGTGTTTACTATGCATGCAAAGTTGGACGCAGAGAGTGTATCCTTTGTGTATGACTCTGCAAACGCATATGGCGCAAATATCAGAACAAGCAATACAAAGTCTAACATAGTCCGTAAGGGCGAGTTGTTGATGCTAGACTATACCCATGTAGTCGACGACACCATGAAGCAAGAAATGATTTCTTGGAAGTCTGGTCAAAGTAACGAAGAACACGGTTACTACAACGTCAACCCGTTCAACGTATTCATGGGAGAAGGTACTCTTCGTCTGAACCCATCACGCGATGTTTGGTTTGACACAAAGAGACTGCCTGATCGTCACACTAGCGGTGGAACTATCGTCAGAAAGATCGGTGAACCAGTAATACCAAGAACATTCACCTTTACCCGCACCTCTGTGACCAGTCGTTGGATTACGGACACACGAACTCGCGCCAGCTCTATGTTCGCCTCATTACTCAACACTATCCAAAGCGTTCGTAACCCATCGAGACCACGCGCCGAGCAAAGACTTGGCAGGCAAAACACTACAACAACCTCCACTTTCCGTGTATCTCAATCTGTCCGTACCAGCGTTGTCAGCGATCAGACGTTTACCCGAAATATGGGAGACAGGACTGTTTCTATTGTTTCTGTTCCTTTCATGCGCCAACGTCGGATTATGGCAAAGGGAGAAGGTCTGCGACCAAACACTCGATACTGGTGTTACTTTAACGGCATCCGTATGGATCAGTGGACCCGTGTTAGAACAGAAACTCAATTCGACGCAGGAATCGCTGCTGGTATCCACAGAGCAGCAGTTGCGCCTCGTAACGTAAACTTACTGCGTCACCCAGATGTAGTGACTCCAGCGACTGATAACTTACTTATCACTGACGCTGACGGCAACCTGTTCTATGAACTTTGGATACCTAACAACGCAGCAGTCCCTGTTCCTCGCTCTGGCACTTTCAGTTCAGAAACAGAGTGGAGTCGTTGGATCGACACACAGCGAGCAGCAACTAAGCAATATGGTTCTTCAAAGAGCACTTCTGTTTGGGATACATGCGGATGGAAATTCCGCTGTGGTACTGCTGAAGTTAAACTCCTTGACATCTCTCAACACAGACCAAACGACGCGCTCTCTCGCGCGAAGACAAACTACTCTTCTTGGGGCAGGATAAACTTCCGTCAAAGAACTTTAGAGACTACCCGAGTGGTCACTGTCCAAGACTCTTTGGTTAGTCGTACAGACCTTATCGGACAATCTTCTACTAGCACCACCGGCGCTTGGTCTAATTGGTTCCCTCGCGATCCTCTGGCACAAACCTTCACCGTTGATGCGGGTACTGGTGTTCCAGGCGTATTCGTGACAAAGGTCGACGTATTCTTGCGCTCTGCCCCTGCTGCTTCAGACGTTCAAACACCTATACAACTTCAAATTCGTAATGTCGTTGCTGGTGTCCCTGATCGTGATATGATCAGCGAGCAACATAGCGTGTATGTTTCTGCTCTCGCGGCACGTACCGCCATTGCAGGTGTCGACCTTGAAAACCTCAGCGAAGTGTTGGCGGCACCTGTCACCTTCGAACTTGAAGAACCTGTATTCCTGCGCTCTGGTGAAGAATATGCTATCGTTCTTCTTGCAGAAACTGATAAGTACGAAGCGTTTGTTGCATCAACATATGACCTTGTTCTTGGATCTACTTCCAAGCGTGTCAACAAGCAACCATCGAAAGGATCTCTCTTCCTCTCGCAAAACGGTTCGACTTGGACGCCAAAGCAGAACCAAGATATGGCGTACCGTATACACACTGCGAAGTTCAAAGCAAGTGGTTCGGCGAACTTCTACAACAACGCGCTCGAGCGTCACGTGCACAACTATGCGACAAGTCTAGCAGTTGACTCTGACAACTTAAACCGTATGCGAATTGACCACCAAGGGCACGGTCTGGGCGTAGGTGATAAGATCCAATTAACTGGACTCGACTCTACTGGAGCAACCAGTTACCAAGGTCTGGTTGGAACTGACTTGATGGACGCTTCTCTGCGAGTAGAAGACCCAGACGTGAACGGTTACTATGCAACTATCCCGAATGGTCCTTTCACATCAAGAGGTAGGTTCGGTGCATCCACTGTTCAAACTAACCGTGGGTTCAACATTGACCGCGCCATACTGAACTTCTCTGACATCGTTCCTGAGAGAACTTCTGTTGTGTATGACGCCAGTTTTGTTAGCGGTGTTTCTCACTCACAGATCGCTCTGACTGGTACAAACGATCCTCGCTTCGCGGTTGATGCGACAAACACTGTCATGTCTAACTTGAACCAGCGTTACTTCGCAAGTCCGAAGTATGTCGCCAACCAGTTTGCAGAAGACAGTGCCTTGGGTGCTCCTTCTCTGTTGATTGGTGCAGCATTAACCACTGAACAGACTTCAACCTTCGGTGGCAATCTTGCTGTCACTGCTGCGTCAAGCGGTTACACCTCTGATGTAAGTCCTATCGTTGATACTCAAGTGTTAGGTATGGTTCTCATGAATAACGTGGTTGATAATCAACCTCTCGACAGCGCAGGCGAGGCAGGCGGTGTTGTGAATGCCCCTGCTAACTTTGTTTCTGAGACACACCCAACCTCTGGCACAAGTGCTTCGAAGCATATCACCCGTATCGTACAACTTGAGCAACCAGCAAACGGTCTCAAAGTTCTGCTTGATATGTACAACCCACCAGCAGCAGACTTCCAGTTGTACTATCGTTCTGTCGGTGACGTTGATGAAGATATGTACGAGTTTGATTGGATCCCTGCGACTCCAGACAACACTCCTCCTGATGCTACAGTTGCATACTCTGATGACGACGTTCAGTTCTCTGAGTATCGCTACCTGATTGGAGGCGAGCAGGGTACTCTACCTGACTTCGTTTCTTTCCAGTTGAAGGTGGTGTTCAAGTCGTCAAACACTTGTCAGTCTCCTATACTTGACAGCATCCGTGCTATCGCTCTGATCTAACATGAGTGAAGAGTATAAAAAAGTCGAAGGTTCTTCTAGTTTATATAAGAACCTTGCGACGGGAACTGTTATAAATACCAATGAAGATGAGATAAGACTTGCGCGAAAGCGCAAGCAACTCATGCAAGAAAAAGAAGAAAAGCATAACGAAATGGAACGTGAAC